GAATATCACCATACGAGATCCTGACTCAACAGAATCTGGAGATAATTCTATATCTGACTTTGACAATAATATCTTCGACTTTACTGAAAGTGATCCATTCTCGGAGGGTAACTTCTAATGTTTACACCGTTCTACAATGAGTCGATTCGTAAACTAATCGTAGCCTTTGGATCTCTATTTAACAATATTCGTATTAGCACAACGAATAGCGATGGTGAGACAGATCATATCAGAGTGCCTTTATCTTATGGTCCGAAGGAAAAGTTTCTTCGTCGAATAGAAGAGGCTAGTTCCATTAGTGATCAAACAAAACTTCAAATTACTCTTCCTCGACTTGGATTCAATATTACAGATATGACTTACGATTCGACGAGAAAAAGAAATACTGTGCAAAGAAGATTTTATCATCCCCAAGGTTATACTTACGACGGTAATATTCGTGCCTCTGAATATGCAGAAGTTCCCTATAATTTTAACATATCAATGTATGGGTTTACTCGAACCATGACAGATGCTCTTCAGATTACTGAGCAAGTTTTACCTTTCTTCACTCCTGATTTTGTTGTGACTGTAAAGTTTGATGAAGATTCTCATAGTAAGGTTGACATACCATTTGTCTTAAATAATGTTTCAATCGAAGAAGAATACGAAGGAGACTTTGAGGATCGTAGAAACATTACTACACAATATGATTTTTCAGCAAAGTCATATGTGTTTGGACCCAGAAAAAATTCAAAGGTGATTTTGTTCACTGAAAATACATTCTTTAGTTACTTCGGAGGTAAGAAACTAGATGACGTATCAGTGCAAGGTCTTACAGGTGCATTGGGTCGAGTAGATGTCGGTGTAAGTGGTGCATCTACAGATGGAGGTACGGGGTATAGTGCTGGTAACTACATTACCTTTGACAATAGGTACTCTCTGGGTCCATCAGGATCTGGACAGACTATCGGCACTAGATATATTGATACGTTTGGTAATACTTACGCAGGAGCAACATTTAATCCACCTAATAATTGAGGTTATTTATGAATAATGAAAATATAGAGGGTTTATCTGATGCTTTAAACACTGAGTTTGAAGCAAAAGACTTACCAATGAGAAAACAAACAGAGGTGAACATAGTTCCACTCGACTCTGAAAAATTAGAAAAAGACCTGACGAAAGATTACGCAAATGTTCGTGGGAACATGAAGGAACTTATAGATCAGGGTCAATGTGCGATAGATGGTATATTGTCAGTTGCAAGTGATACAGACTCTCCGAGAGCATATGAAGTCGCTGCTCAAATGATTAAAACTGTGGCTGAAATGAACAAGGACTTACTTGATCTTCATTCAAAAATGAAAAACATTCGTCAAGAAAATGTGACAGTAAATAATAATACAACGAACGCATTATATGTGGGATCAACTTCTGATTTACAAGACCTAATTAATCAGTCACGAAGTTCGAAGAAAGCATTCGTTGATCAGGACGAAGAAAATGACGAGTAAGAAAAATGGATATCTAGGTAATGAAAATTTAAAAGCATCGGGTGTAAATATTGAGTTTACACAAGATCAAGTCAAAGAGTACATAAAATGCGCCCAAGATCCTGCATACTTCATTAAGAAATATATAAAAGTTGTTTCTCTAGATAAGGGACTGGTTCCTTTCAACTTGTATGATTATCAAGAAGAGATTGTTGATAAAGTTCATAATAATCGTTTTGTGATCTGTAAACTCCCTCGACAGTCAGGAAAGTCTACAACCATAGTTTCATATATTCTTCACTATATTTTATTCAACCAGAGTATGAGTGTTGCCATACTTGCGAACAAACAAGCAACAGCGAGAGAAATTCTAAGTAGACTAAAACTCGCATACGAGTATTTACCTCTATGGTTACAACAAGGTATCGTAGAGTGGAACAAAGGCTCCATAGAATTAGAAAACGGCTCAAGAATCTTAGCATCATCCACATCATCGAGTGCGATTCGTGGTGGGTCGTTCAACATGATCTTCTTAGACGAATTTGCACACGTTCCACAGGGGATTGCAGAGGAGTTTTTCAGTTCAGTATACCCTACGGTCACTTCTGGACAATCTACCAAAGTTTTGATGGTTTCTACTCCTAATGGACTAAACTTATTCTATCATTATTGGAGAGGTGCATCCAAGAAGACGGGAGAAGAAGGTAAGAATGAGTATGTTCCTTTAGAGGTGCATTGGTCACAAGTTCCCCTCTATCCAGGCGGACCACTGAGAGATGAAAAGTGGAAAGATAAAACGATTGCTAACACTAGTGAACAACAATTTCAATCTGAATTTGAGTGTGACTTTGTTGGATCGCAGAACACGTTGATATCCTCCCTGAAACTAAAATCTTTGTCTTGGATTAATCCACTCTCACGATCTAATGACGGACTGATGATATACGAAGAACCAAAAGAAAATCACAAGTATTCCTGTGTGGTTGATACAGCGAGAGGACAGGGAAAGGACTATAGTGCCTTTTGTATTATTGATGTCACTGAAATGCCTTATCGTGTTGTAGCAAAGTATCGAAACAATATCATATCTCCTATGATCTATCCGACTATGATTAAGTCGGTGTGTGAAAAATATAATAAAGCATTTGCTTTGATTGAGATTAATGATATTGGTGGTCAAGTTGCAGATGTGTTGTATCAAGACCTAGAGTACGATCACATCTATATGACACAAAATAAAGGTCGCAAAGGACAAGTTGTAGGTGGTGGTTTTGGTGGTGGAGGTAATCAGTTTGGTGTTCGTACAACAGGACCAGTGAAAAAGTTAGGTTGCTCAGTTTTAAAGAGTTTGATCGAAGAAGATAAACTTATCGTAGAAGATTTAGACATTATCAATGAATTTACAACATTTATTGCTCGTAAGCAATCTTTTGAGGCAGACGAGGGACACACAGATGATTTAGTGATGTGTTTAGTTTTATTTGCATGGTTAACACGACAAGACTATTTCAAAGAGATGAATGATACAGATGTAAGAACAGAACTTTATTCAGGAGAAATAAAAAGAATAGAAGATGATATTTTACCAGATGGATTTTTTGATAATGGTTTATCAACAACGATGGGAGAGTATGATGGAGATGATCGGTGGTTTAATGTAAAGATATGAAAAAACACTCTAAAAGCGTGAAAACTATAAATATCAGGAAGAGTTAACTATGTCTGATCATCAAAAGGAGATTGCAAATGGCATTTAGTGTATCACCATCTGTCCAAATCGTAGAAAAAGACCTGAGTTCTATTATTCCAGAACCAAACAATACTATCGGAGCATTCGTTGGACGCTTTGATGCTGGTCCAATCGATGTTGTCACGGAAATTAGTAGTGCAAGACAAGTATTTGAAGTTTTCGGTAAACCAGCCGCTGATGAAAGAGGCGTTGACTGGTGGGCTTGTGCAAACTTCTTAGCGTATTCTGACAAACTTAAAGTTGTTAGAGTCGATGAAACTAAAACTAACCTCACCAATGTAGGTGTTGCTGCTGGTATTATAACCGATTTTGGTGGTGCTACTGCGGCTATTGCAGTTCAAAATAGCACAGATGGTACTCTTGCCTCAAGTATGGGTTATGCTGCTGGTGATGGTGCTGATGATCACTATGCGTTTATTCGTGCGAAAGAAATCGGATCTAGAGGTAATTCACTTCGTGTTGTTGTTTATCCTGCTGGTCCGTCTGGTGGTTTAGATGGTGCTGGGGTCGTTTTTGATCCAGGCAATCCTGCTAACGCATCTCAGTATGGAATCGAATCTTTTGGTGGTCCCAGCGAAAATATCTTCTCATATGTTCCAACATCAACTCCAAGAATTTTTAATGCCTTTACAAATGGAACGTATTCAGGATATACACAAGACGAAATGCACATCGCAGTTGTTGATCACGATGGTACTTTTAGCGGTAATCAATTAGGATTGACTGGTGAAGTTCTTGAGATTTTCCAAGGATTGTCTAAGATCCGAGGAGTCACAGACTTGTCTGGTAAAAACCTCTACTATAAAGATGTTATTAATACCGATTCTAACTTTATCAAAATTGATGAAGATACCACAAAGAGTATCTTTGGTCCCTCTGGTGGTGATCCGTTCTTTGATGAGTTCACTACATCACTTGTTGAACCGTTTGGTGGGAGCGGAGACGATG